CCGTGTGCTCGCGCACGCCGTCTAGAGGTGAAAGTTCAGTAGTCATGGATTCCACTTGGATAGAGGACAGTCCGCCTTGGCCAGACGGATTTTGAACGGGATGTAGCACCTGCAGATAGCGCAAAACTTGCTCTGCAGTTGCTGGGGGCAGCTCTGGCAGATGGCTTCACGTGCCTGCTGGGTGGGCAAGGGCGCAAACATCAGCAGACGCCCCACTGCGGCCAGCGACATAGAGAAGTGTCGTTAATTGCTATCATGGGTGTCTGTGCAAGGACAACATTATTACCGTCTAGGAGCTGAGCCACAAAATATTCAGTCCCCTCACCCGTCGATACATCCCCGCTTATACTAAATGAAAGAGTGCCGATATTGTTGGTGATGGTAACGTTAGTGCTACTGCTAACTAATTGAGGCGGACTAACGTCGTCAGCGCTTATAAATGTATAGCCTGTGGCTGCCACGAATTTAAGTTTGAGAACAGTGTTGTCAGTAACGTATGCAATGACGTTCAAAAAATAACCGGTGCCTTCGTTGAGAGTGGTTATTTGGCTGCCGCCGCTTGTAGCTGAAATATGAAGACTTGCCGAGAGTGCAAAAAACGCTTTATGTACGCCATCCTGCTGTACGTACGCCTGCTGAACCGGTTTCCAGAGGCCGGACTGTTTTACGTGGATTGCATTTACTAGCTTCCAGACGCCAGCATCTTTGACATACGTTGCCATGGTTTATACCTTCATGCAGATGTCGCCGTCATTGCCGCCGTAAGGTGCGGCGCTTCCTGTCTGCACTGTCCTGACACCATAGCCGTTGCTATTCGTCGCAATCATTGCGCCGCCGACCGTGCCGGAATCAGCAGTCGTCACGACGCTGTTCATAGGGATGGTCCGCAGGTTTGACACGATGGTGTCAATCTTGATAGTTCCAAAAGACATGGTTCAGCTCAGAGAATGGCCCAGAAGACGCCCGAAGGCACCGTCACTATTTTGCCGTTTGTGATTTCTATGCTCCCCACCGACATGCCGCTTTTGCCGGCAGTCAACGTGTAATCTTCGCTGATCACCTGAGAGAGTTCCGTCACAGGACCGGTACTAGCGCCCCCTCCGCCACCAGCGCCGATCTCCACAATCGAGTCAGTGCCGCCGGCGCTTTTCTTGGTGAACAGCTTGCCGTCGTAGGTATTGACGGCTAGCTCGCCTAGCTCTAGGTCGCCAACCGCGGGCGTTTTGCCTGATACAGCTGAACGGCGAATTTTGATCGTGTTTGCCATGTGGCGGTCCCAGTGCCTATATAGGCGGACCCTTTAGGTTGCCGTGTTTAATACTCGCCGCCGTCAATCGTGCTGCTGGGGCTCAGATAATCCGTGCCGGCCACTGCTGTGCTGATCGCGCCAGTGCCATTGCCCTTGAGCACACCGCTAAGGGTAGTGGCACCGGTGCCGCCATGGGCAACCGCAATCGTGGTGAAGCCGGCGCCTATGGTGCCGCTGGTTAGGGTGCCTACGCTAGTCAGCGAACTGTGGAGGACACCGCTTCCCAGCGTGTTGGTGTCCAACACCTTGGTGCCGTTGATGTAATAGCACTTGGCGCCTGCGAGGTTCAGGTGCTCCGAGCTGGTGAAGGCCTCAGTGGCGTCTACCCAGCTAAATGTCTTGTCAGAGGCTCCCTTAATCGTCAGGCCCGCGCCGTCGGCGGTCGCATTGCTGGGGCTGGCGACGTTGGCTAGCACCACGTTCTTGTCCGCCACCACCACTTCGGTGCTGGAGAGCGTGGTAGTAGTGCCGTTGACCGTGAGGTTGCCGGTGATGACCGCGTTGCCGCCGACATTCAGATTGCTGGTGATCTGAACGCTGTCGGGCAGGCCGATTGTGAACGTTCCTGTGCTGGCGTTGGCGACAACATCCACCTCACCGGCAGTGCCAGACAGCGTGATCGTGCCGCCCAGACCTGACGTGATGCTGGTGGTGGTTGCTGAGCCGCCCAACGGTGTCGCAACACCATTGATGGTGATGCTGCTGTTCGCCAGTGCGCTGTTGGGTATTGAAGCCAGCGCAATCTGACCTGTTGTGCTGTTGTACGAAAGGCCGGTAGTGGTATCAACGCTCAGGGCGCTGCGGACGCGAGCATTGGTGTAATAAAGGTTTGTGCCCTCGCTGACGCTGCTGGTGGTAAGCCCGGTAACCGTTGCGCCGGCAAGCGCCACTGTGCCCGAGAATGTCTTGTCGCCGCTAATCGTTTGGGCGGTGTCCAGCGTTGTATAGGCACCCGTGCCGCCAATGGCCACGATGCTGGTGGCACTGCCACCCGCCCCGCCGGTGCCTACACCAATGAACAGCTTGTTGCTGTTCTCGCTATACGCCAACTCCGCTTGCGCAAGAGTTGAAGGCGCCGCGGTTGAGGTGCTGCGCTTAATGCGAATCGTGTTGGCCACTGGGCGGCTGGCGTTTAGCCCTAGGTTTCCGCCTTAAAACGCCCCGCCGTCCGTCAGCGTCACCACCGTGTTGATGTCGTCGCCCCGCCACTCCCCCGCAGTGGCGTCGTAGTACAGCACGCTGCGATCGACCTTGCCGGTGGTGTTCACATCGGTGATGTCGTCGAGTCCGAGGTTGGCGCTGGTGACGGGCCCCTGGGGACCAGGCACCACCACTTCGACAACAGCTGTCGCTGGGTTTTCGACAATGACGGTTGTGGATAGCGTGCTCATTTCGGTCCTCTTATGGGGTAGGCGCTGTGTACCCCTCGCTGGGGCGGACGATCCCCTCTAGGTAATACTCGCGGAGACCGCTGGGGTTCACCAGCATCACGTCGTAACGCGCCTCCGCTGGTAGCTCCTCGGTGATCGTGTTGGGCAGCGTCAACGACACCGCCCCAGCTGCTGCATCAATCACGTCAACCTCAAAGTCGCCGTACTTCTCGGTGCGTCCCTTGTCCCACACCTGCGCCAGTACAGCCCAACCGGTCAGGTCGATCTCATCATCTGCGTTGTCCTTGAACACCAGGCTCAACACGAAATCGGCGCGGCGCTGAGGGCGGATGTTGTAGGTGCCCGGATTCATGCGCTTGCCTCCGCTGGGGTCGGGTTGAACTGCAGCGTCAGCCGGAACTGCGTGCGGGGGCCGAGACCCTCCGGCACTCGCAACGGGCTGCAACTTACAACAGCGCTGCTGCTAAACGCATCTAGCACCGTGCGCATCGCGTCTGTCACTTGCTTGTCGTCCCAGCTCACCAGAAACACCGTGTACGTCTCGTAGGCCGGGGCGTCGGTGTACTGCGCCACTGGGATGATGTCCGGTTGGCGCTGGATGATGCATTCCAGGCCATAAACCATTGTGCGGGGAGGGGCTGGTTCGCCCGCGGCACGGACGCTCATGGCGGGCACTGTCGTGCCGTTCGCCAGCGTGTACGTGCCCAGTCGGTCGACCAGCAACGTCTCTAATTGCTCTCGCAGCGTGAGCAGTTCCATGGCTCTAAGTTGCCCGCACCAGCAGGTGGCCCGCAGCGATCCACCCCGCCGCAGCGCCCGTCCGGCGCGGGATCTCAAAGCTGTAGGCGATCAACGGCTTGTCGATGTCACGCAGCAATACTGGGCCGCACATCGCTTCGGTTACGCAAACCAAACCACGGGCGTTTTGCCCCTCCCACGCCGGGGCGACGAGCCACACCGTGCGGTCGTCTGACACCAGCGCACGTAGCGGTGGTGTGGGCTGAGTGTCGTTGGCCGCCTCCAGCGCCTCGCCCCAACACGCATACAGCAAGGGGTGTAAGGCTGCGTCTTGGTGCAGTGAGATCAGGGCCGCGGCCGTGGGTGCATCCAGCTGGGCATCTCTGCGCTCCTGCGGGCGGTAGATGCGGAAGTCCTCCGGCGCAAAGGGCTTGGCCTTGGGGTCGCGGTTCGCATTGCAGAACAGCGCCTGCAACTGCGCCAGCGGTAGTTCGGCGCGGCTAAGCGTGCGGTGCTCGATGCGCTGGGCGTGTTCCCAGCTGCGCAACACCACATGACGTAATTCGCGGTGAAAACTCAGTCGGTCGTATTGGCCGGGGAAGGCGTGGAAGAGGTCGTGCGCGACTTCCGCCCAGTCGGTTTGCTCGGCCCGCCAGATACCGGCTGCGGCTTTCCCAACTCCTCCTCCGTTACCGGTGCGCTTTCGGTGCCCTCGGCGCTTAGCTCCTCCTGGTACAGCGCGTAAATGCCGTCAAACAACGGCTGCAGCATCTTGCGGGTGTCGGTGATGCCCCAGCTGGGGAGGTCAAGCCGGCAGCGCACCAGCGCCGTTACCGCTGCTTCCTTGGTGTAATCGTTTGACGCTGAAAATACCTTGATCACTTCGTCGATGCGGGCGGCATGGCGCAGGCGGATCTCATCGGCGGCGGCCTCCAGCGCAATACCCGAAACGCTGTGTTCAATCACCGTGAACGCTTCCAACAACGTCACCTTCTCCTCCTTAGCGATCGAGTCGGCGATACGGGCAGCGGCCACGAAAGCGTTGGGTTTGTCCGCCAGCAACTCGTTGAGCACTACGCTCTCGCCTACCGTCACACCCCCCAGCACCGGGAAACGCAAGATGCCGGCGGCGGCAGTACCAACGTCTCGCGTGGTGGGTGCAGCGGGGGCGGTGATGAAGGGGAGCGCGGTCATGCGCGGGCGGCCTATCTAGGTAGGGTCACACTAGCGCTACTTGTTTGTGGAGGACGCCTTGGCGGTAGCCACCGCCAGGGCGCGTTTCTGCGCTTGGCGGTCGGCAAGCGCGGAGCGGTTGGCGGCACTTCGGCCAATCAACGCACGCAGCAGGCTCTGCGCTTCCTGAGGCTGGGGGGTTGATTTTATCATGTTTTAACTGGGTACATGTACTGGTTATATCCATAGCCGTAGCTAAATCGACGCTTTCTCCATCCGAAGTCTTCCAAAGCAGGGCCGGTGAGGATGGGGATATTCCCCGCGTAGGGCAAATACTGAATCACCTCCGACGCGGGCGTGCCAACCGAAAACCTTTTTCCATACACCTGCCTTGCGCTTGCATATTCCTCGCTCGCAGGCTGCCACACATTTCCTTCCATGACGTATGCCACACCGGTAGAGCTGAAGATGTTCAGGCTGCTGGGGAGGCGCTGGTACGATGTGTAGGACTTGGCGTTTGCCGAGTGCATCACCGTCTTGTACTCAGCAGCAAATACTTGGCGCTGCGGGTCTGCAGCGTCCATGCTCATGAAAAAGTCGTAGTAGAAGTGGCCCGCCTCGTCTGCTGACGCGCCGGGAGTCGTAGAAAGAGGCTCGTTTCGTTGCGTGACCGTCCCAGTCTTGGCGTTGATTTTTGTGTAATGGCCGTACCAGGAGGTAACGTTGGCGACGCCGTAAGGTTCGTTCCAGAAGTAGTAGTCATTCTCGTCGAGGTAGTTCTCGCCGCAAAACTGCTCTTTAGCGGGGAAATGAAACCCCCAGCTGTTGCCTTCGTCGGGGCCGTACAGAGTATGGTTGTATGCGCGGGCTTGGCTTTGATGGCCGGTGAACGAATACGGGGTCGGAATTGCATCCCCCAATACAGCTTTGGCGCTGCCGGCCAACGTCAATGAGTAGGAATCACTCTGAGTAACTGGGCGGCCGATGGAGTTAGAAGCCCATGTGTTTCCGGGCATGTTCTGCCGGTACAGCACCGAAATAAAGATGTACTCGTCCTTGCAGGAGCTGACGGTGAACCATGCGTGGATGCCGCGCAGGGAGGCCCAGTCGTAGGGAAGCGGCGGGGCTTCGTTGTATATGGTGTCTCTGGTGGGATACCCAAAGCCTGGACCTATCCCACCATACTTCGTTCTGAGTACCCAGCGCATACTTGCGATGCAGCGGTTCACGACAAAAGGTGTGATCTCATTGATTTGCTTGTGTGCGCCGCGAGGGCTAATGTCCTGCACAACAGGAGCAATCTGCTTGCTGCCGAGACCTACGTGGTTTGTGATTATTTCCGAGCCGTCCCTCCACATTCCCCCTTCTATGTTCTGCCACGTGTTCAAAAATATATTTTCGATGTCCTCAAAGGTGTTTTCTATGTAGTTGAATCCGGTGTTATAGGCTCTAAAGACCGACACCCTTGGGCGCCGTTGGGCGCTGGGCTCGATGGGAGCAGCTTTGGGGTTGCTGGAGTTTGACGCTTGAGTTGTGGCGGTGGCCGACTGAGTCGTTTGCTGCTG